GAGCCTATGCAGAGTCATTGTGATAAGAAGGCATGTAAACAAGCAAAGTATGGTATCGGTGGCCATGATACGTTGCCCGAGATTGGCGGACTAACAATCTTAAAATCAGAGCCAAGACTTTTCTTTTTGGATGTTGATGGCAAAAGATTAGAGCTATCAACTGAACAATTACAAATGCCTATACAGTTTCAACGTGCATGTATCGAGCAAATTGATTTCATGCCTCCGTTGTTTAAACCAGGAGATTGGCAGATTTTGGTAAATAATCTGTTATCTACTGCAACATCAATAGAAGCTTCTGAAGAACTGACTATGACAGGACAGTTTAAGGAACTTGTAGAAACCTACTGCACAAGCCGTATTCGGGCAAAGTCACCCGAAGAACTGAACATGGGTAAACCATGGACAGAAGATGACTTAACATATTTTACCATGAAAGGTTTGCAGGAGTTTTTGAAACAAAGAGGGTTTACGACATTCAATAGACCACAGATCCAACAAAGACTAAAAGATTTGAATAGTGGCCACAAGTGTAATGGCATGAAACAAATCAAGTTAGACAATGGTAAGTGGACAAATCTACGAGTGTGGTGGGTTCCTCAATTTGAAACGACTGAAGTGGATTTAACAATTACAAAGGAGAATGATGATGACGAAATCCCATTTTGAAGAAAAGCAATCCTTTTCGAGGGACACAGTTTTTCTGACACAACCCGAGGTTAGTGAATGGTTAAAGATATCAAAGTCAACTCTGTACAGATGGGTGCAAGAAGGTGCATTCCCAAAACCTGTTGTTCTTGGTAAGCCAGAGAAAAATGGCACATCAAGATGGGTAGAGAGTGAAGTACAAGAGTGGCTTGATAACCGACCTCGAGAAAAAGCCGATGCATGAGGAGTTAATATTCGGACCACCAGGGTGTGGCAAGACTCATACATTGATTGATCTTGTCAAAGATGAATTGAGTAAAGGCACCCCACCCGATAGAATAGGTTTCGTATCTTTTTCTAAGAAGTCTATAGGAGAAGCAAAGGAACGTATATCGGAACAAACAAAACTATCACTCAAGGATGTTCCGTGGTTCAAGACTCTTCATTCAACGGGATATCATTGGCTTGGCCTAGGCGAGTCTAACATGCTGACACGAGCAGACTTTACGAACCTAGGCAATGAGCTTGGTATTATCTTTGATGGTAATACTGCAAAATCAAACAGTGATGGTGTGTTGCTGCAATCGTTTAACAAAGGTAATCAGTATCTTGAATTGATTGGCCGTGCCAACATGAGAGAAGTATCATTAGATCAAGAGTATAATGACAATGGCGATTATCAACTAAGCTATTCTTTCTTGAACAAAGTCGATAAGGTCTACAAGGCATACAAGAAAGAGTATGAGAAGTATGACTTTACAGACATGATACAATACTTTGTTAAGCAAGGCAGTGCACCATTACTTGATGTATTGATTGTAGATGAGGCACAGGATCTTACAAAGTTGCAATGGTCTATGGTCAATGTCCTCAAACAATCAGCAAGTAGAATTTATTATGCGGGAGATGACGATCAAGCGATACATGTGTGGAATGGTGTTGATGTGAAAAATTTCATGAGATCATGTGAGAACATCCGCATACTTGATCAGAGTTATCGTGTACCAAGATCCGTGCATGAGATAGCCAATCGTTTAGTTAATAGAATAGAAGTAAGACAGGCAAAAAGTTGGAAACCTACAGAGCGTGAGGGTTCTGTGGATTATCATATGAATTGGTATGATGTAGATATCGACAAAGGGTCATGGACGATCATGGCAAGAACAAACAATATCGTAAACAAGATAGAAGTTAATCTTCGTGACAATGGTTATTTATATGAAAGATTTGGTAAAATTTCATTAGAAAATGAATTTATTCAATTCATGAACATGTGGGAAGAACTTAAAAAGGATAAGAGTTTACCCCTTGAGACAATCAAACAGTTTTATAGTTATGTGCCAAAGCAAGGCAAGAACCAAGTTGTAAAGAGAGGTTCAGCAAAAACATTAGAGTATTTAGATCCACAAAGCAGTTTATGTTATGACGAGCTAGTGGCCAATCATGGGTTAGTCGCACCTAAATCAATGAGAGGAGAAGATGTAGTTAATATGTCAGAGGACGATCAGAGATACAAGGCAGCGATACTACGAAGGGGGGAGGACTTGGAGAACCCTCGTATTAAATTATCAACGATACATCAGATGAAAGGCGGAGAGGACGACAACATTATATTGATGTCAGAGTCATGCCATCCTGCAGTTAATGCAAAGAATCAAGATGATGAGCATCGTGTATTTTATACGGGGGTCACAAGAGCCAAACATAATTTACACATCATTGATTCATTCGGGAGGTATAGATACGTAATATGAAAACTTATGAACAAGCAAAAAAAGAACTTGATAAAGAAATAAAAGAACATATTGAACATATAAAGCATATAAAAAAAACTAAGTCTTTTGATTTTAAATGCCCTCAATGTAAAAAAGTTAAAAAAGTTAGAGTTGTGTCTTATAACTTAGGCAGAGAAGGTCTTAAATATTGTCATGCAAATTGTAGACAGGCTGCTCAAAGACAAAGAGACAAACAAAAGTTTATTGATGAAATTACACGTTTAAAAAATAGAATTAAAGAGTTAGAAAATGAAAACTTATGAACAAGCAAAAAAAGAATTAGACTCTGATATTTCTGATTTGATGTTGCAAATTAAAAATTTAAAGAGAACTAAAACTTATGATAATGAGTGTCCACAATGTAAAAAAATTACAAAAAAGAGAGTGTGGATTGCAACACTTGGTAAAAAAACTAAAGGACAAGGGATTGTGTATTGTGGTGCAAATTGTAGAGCTAAAGCTTATAGACAAAGAAAAGAACAATCTATTAGAGATGGTTACGAATCTGAGATACATTTATTAAAACAAAAAATTAAAGAGTTAGAAAATGGATAAAAGAGAACAATTAAGACAATCACTTATGTATTATATGAGACTACACTATACAAATCAAAAAACTTTAAAAAAAATAGGCCGCCCAAATTTTTTCAAGCCTGTAATAGAAGAACTAGAACAAGAAATTTTGGAGTTAGACAATGAAAAGAGATAAAGCATTAAAAACAGCAGAGGGTTTAGTAAGTGAAAAAAGAGCAAGTGTTTATGGAGATGCTCGTCTAAATCATCAACGAATAGCCAATATGTGGAGTGTCATCTTTGGTGTGAAAGTTACAGTGCCTATGGTATATTTAGCTATGGTTGCAGTTAAGATATCTAGACTTATAAATACACCAGATCATGAAGATTCGTGGATCGATATCTGTGGATACGGAGCATTAGGAGCAGAAGAAAAGGATGATAAGTAGTATATTCAAACCACATCCTAACCCAACAATGAGGGTTATTAGTCTAGGAGCGGGAGTTCAATCTTCTGTCGTTGCTCTTATGGCTGAACGTGGTGAGATTACACCCAAGCCAGATTGTGCAGTATTTGCAGATACACAGGCAGAACCAGATGAAGTTTATACACACTTGGCATGGTTAGAAACACAACTATCATTTCCTATATATCAGACAACTGCGGGTGACTTACGAAGAAGTATTACAGAGGGCATCAACATTAGAGGTACAAACAAAAATTATTGTGTTGTGCCTTTTCATGTCAAAGATGGGTTTGGTCGTAGACAATGTACAACGCAATTTAAAATAGAACCTATACAAAAGAAGTTTAGACAATTACTTGGTGTAAAGAAAAATCACAAAGTCAAGCAAGGTGTCATACTTGAGCAATGGATTGGTATTAGCACAGACGAACTGCAACGTGTCAAAGAGTCTCGAGATAAATGGTTATACAACAGATGGCCACTCATAGAACTAGGTATGAAAAGATACGATTGTCAAAATTGGTTTGCAAAGCACTATCCCGAGAAGTATTTACCAAGATCAGCCTGTACATTTTGCCCATACAAAAATAATAATGAGTGGAGACATTTAAGAGATAATGATCCAAAAGGTTGGGCAGATGCAGTAGCAGTAGACAAAAAGATTAGAACTACGGGCACAGACAAAGGAAGAGAGCAGTTTGTTCATCGTTCATTAGTTCCCTTAGACGAAGCAGATTTACAAACAATAGAAGAGAAAGGGCAACTATCGTTTCTTGATGAATGTGATGGTATGTGTGGAATGTAATGAAAGATAAAAACACAATAAGTTTTTTAGAACGTATGGAGATGAGCAGTCTTGAGCAAGAATGGACTGTGCCTCAGTCGTTTCCAGACTTAACAGATTCTAAATACATAGCGATTGATTTAGAAACATCTGATCCAAATTTATTAGAACTTGGTCCAGGGTGGACACGTAATGATGGATTTATTGTAGGCGTTGCCATAGCGGCGGGAGACTTTGTAGGTTACTATCCTTTTAGACATGAGGGTGGTGGTAACATACCAGAAGAAAAAGTTTTTTCATGGCTAAGAAAGCAACTAAACACACCACATATTCCGAAGATAATGCACAATGCTATGTATGATGCGGGGTGGCTGAGATGGGCAAACGTAGAAGTTAAAGGTAAAATAATAGATACCATGATTGCTGCACCACTTATAAATGAAAATAGATTTAGCTATGCACTTAATGCACTTGGCCGTGATTATTTAGGCAAACGTAAGAATGAAAAAATACTCAATGCGGCAGCTAAAGATTTTGGACTTGATCCAAAGAAAGAGATGTGGAAACTACCTTCACGATTTGTTGGCACATATGCAGAACAAGATGCATCTCTTACATTAGAATTATGGAATAGATTTGAGCAAGAGATAAGACAACAAGAACTTACAAGTATATTTGAGTTAGAAACTGCACTTATACCTCTTGTTCTTGAAATGAGGCAAAAAGGTGTCAGAGTTGATTTAGACAAAGCAGAGCAAACTAAAACAAAACTTTTGCAAATGAAGAAACAAGTAATGAAAGAAATTAAGGATGATACCAACATAGATATAGAGCCATGGGTATCAACAAGTGTTGCCAAGGTATTTGATCATTTTAATATACACTACGAAAGAACAGGTAAGAGTGAGCAACCCTCTTTTACCAAGGCGTGGTTACAAGGATGTCCACATGCTATTGCATCGAAGGTGTTAAGACTTCGAGAACTTGATAAGGCACACAATACATTTATTGATAGCATACTAAAACATAGTTACAAAGGCAGAATACATTGTGAGTTACATCAGCTTCGTAACGATGATGGTGGTACAGTTACAGGTAGGTTTAGCTCATCCAATCCAAATCTTCAGCAGATACCATCACGGGATCCAGAGATTAAGAAAATGATTCGTGGTTTATTTATTCCAGAAGATGGAGAGCAGTGGGGCAGTTTTGATTACAGTAGTCAAGAGCCAAGGTTACTTGTGCATTACTGTAGTGTCGTCAATCAAGGCAGTGAAATACTCAATGATATTGTAGAAAAGTATCAGACAGAAGATGTGGACTTTCATCAGATGATGGCAGACATGGCAAACATCACTCGTAAAGAGGCTAAGACAGTTAATCTAGGAATTATGTATGGTATGGGTAAACAAAAACTTGCAGACACACTTGATATCAAACTTGATGATGCCAATGAGTTGTTACAAACCTATCATCGTAAAGTTCCATTTGTAAAAGAACTTGCAGATCGTGTCATGAATAAGGCACAGAAACATGGCAAGATTAGAACTGTGCTAGGTCGGATGTGTCGCTTTGATATGTGGGAGCCAAAGACATTTGGTTATAATCAGCCTATGAAACGTGAGGATGCAGAAAAAGAATACGGACCAGGGATTAGACGAGCCTTTACATACAAGGCACTAAATAGATTAATCCAAGGCAGTGCAGCAGATCAGACTAAGAAAGCTATGGTGGATTGTTTTAAGGAAGGGTTAGTGCCACTGCTTACAGTGCATGATGAACTCTGTTTTAGTGTCGGTTCACAGAAACAAGCAAATAAAATTACAGAGATTATGGAACAAGGATTACCACTAAAAATACCAAGTAAGGTTGATCAAGAACTCGGTAAAGATTGGGGAGAAGTTGGTTAAGTTGTAACATTCTGCATACGATCTACGAGTCGTTGTGCTCTGTTGGTTACCTGATTGTACCATCTCGAATCTTTCATTTGAGCGGCAGCCTCAGACCAATCGCCAGAGTCAACGGCTTGCTTCATCTTGTGAAAGCGAGATAAACGAGGCCGTCCCATATTAAACATCATATTGGCTATGATTCTTTGTACTTCTTCTGGTAGATCATCAAAATTATTATATAACAATCGACATTCATTTGTTGTGACTTCTACATCCTGGTCAAATAATTCATTGACACGTTCTTCATCTACCTTTGTGCCAACCTCGAGGCCATGCTCTGGATCTTGATCCGTGATCAGATGACCAATGCCACATGTTGGCAAACCAAGATGGTCAAGATATATTTCATACTTAACGCCTTCATCGACTTTTAGTTCTTCTCTTAATTGTTCTATATTCATTACTGACTTCCTACTGTTGCTCTGGTTACAGGGTTTGGTACCAAGATTGGATTTACACCACCAGCAGATCCCACGTTAGCGGGTGGTTTTATGTCGGGTACATTTATTCCTTTAATATTTGTTATAGCTCTGTCTCTAATCTGTTTAGCTTCTGGAGATAAGCCAAGCGGACCTTCAGACTTAACAGGCACGATAGCTGATGCAGGTGTTAAACCTGTCTGACCCAAAATTTGTTGTGTTGTTGTTTGTAAATATTGTAAGGCTTGACCAAACGCATCGCCACCAGGCTCTCTACTTGCAAGTAAAACTTTCATAAAAGGTGGATATCTTAAAGCTTTACTCATGGCCATATAAAAAGCAGCAGCGGGTATAGTTGCAAGGGGAGCAGTAAGCATTCCATAAAAACCTAAACCCAGTGCAATAGTTGGTGCAGCAAGTCCGCCTTTACCTTGCAATGCAGCGTTAGACACTGCAACCATGTTGTCTGCTAATTGAAATAAATCATCTGATTGTTGTTTACCAAACATTGTTTCTATTGTTTCACGACCATAACCATTTAAAGTGCTCTGTAAGTTACCACCTAATCTGCCAGATACAAAAGCTTCTTTAAAAGCGGGCGATTCTATATCTCCTAATGATCTAAGTATTCTTGTCATGGCAGCGTCTTTAACCGCTTCTACTGTAACTTCATCAAATCCACCTAAATCTCTAACAGTCCTTTCGCCAACTTTTAATGTACCATTTTGAAAAGCTTTGATTCTATTGGCATTACCTCTAGAAAATAAATAACTAACCATGCCTTCAGCATCATTATTTGCTAACGATTGCACAAATTTATTTGTATCAAAAGCTTTTAAATTTGCTAATTCAGAATTTCTAAGTTTGATCGCATTAGCTAGTGAAGTGTCGCCAAATCTATCTAAAACATTTTTATCGAATTGAGCACCTGTTTGTTTTAACAATGTTGAAAGCTTATTAATCTGTGTTAATTCATCTCCACTAAACAATACATTTTTTGTTGTGCCTAGCTCATCTATTTTACGGGCAAGTTTAATACCATCTATTTGCTCAACACCATTACGCAAGGAAAAATTACTTGGATCATTCATCTCTCGTTTAAACCATTCTTTAGCAAACTGTTGTCTGGTTGCATCAGCAGTTGTCGCTCCAATTTTTCTGCCTTCACGTATTTTTGTTAACTCGTCTTTTTTCTCGTTTATTGTTCTTCTAAAAGCATTCTTTGTTCTGCCTTCTGACATTGTTCTTAAATAAGTTTCAGCGTCAGCAACGTTATCAAACAATCTGTTTCCTGGTCCGACTATTGTAATTTTTCTTAATGTACGATCTCCTACCTCTAGTCCTTCTATACCCGCAGTACCTCTAATAATTTTTAGTAAACGTTTTAAACGTTGAGGCTCGTTAGGTTTTACAAGATCGTCTAGATATTTAGAAGGATCAAATTTTAATGTGCCTCTTTTTGTTTCTGAATATATTTTCTCAGCTATAACATCGTCAAATCGTTTCATACCATTTGCATAATATCGTCTTGATCTTTGTAAATTATTTAAACCTGTTTGAAGGGTTTGTAGTAAAGCATTTGTTGGTTCTTCAGAAAACTCCATACCAGACTCGCCAAGTAAAGACTTTAAAGATTGTTGATCTGCTCTTGTCAAACCTGTTCCAGACACATCCCTAAAATTTCTTAATATTAATTCTAAATTTAATTCAGCTTGATCAAACGAATCATTAAAAGAGTTTTTAAGCATTTGTAAATTTCCATTGGCAGTTGTAACTTTGAAGGCATCATCATACTGCATATCATTTAGAACTCGTCTTAAAAACTGTGCTTTTTCTGGTGTTAGGTAAGTATATTTTACGGCCTCTTCATCAGAAATCTGTCTGCCAAATCTAGCTACAGAACGTTGTTTTGTTAGTTGAATAGCGTCATTTATTTCTTTTAATATGGGTGCGTTACCAGGAAAACTCCCTGTTTTAGCAGCATCATCAAGTGCTTGTTTAATTGGTGCTACTGGTATTATTTCGTTGTTTTTACCTAAAGATCTTGTGGCAGCAGTAAATAATGCATCTGACTGTTCATCAAATATAGCTTTGGACGTTAGTAACTTTCTTACTAAATCGCCACTTAATCTTTCTCCATTTTGTAATGGTCTTATAATTGATTCAACATCATTTTTAATTTGAGTGTCTAAAGTTTTTTCAGCACTTTTAATTTTGTCATCTAAAGTTGAATAAATTGTGCCAATATCATTTTTAATTGTGGACTCTAATGTGTTTAATGCTTCTTGGTTCGTGCCTCGAAGACCACGTAGCTCTCTCATAAGTATTTTTAAATTTTCATCTGCAGCCTTTTGATTAGGGAAAATACCCTCATAAATTGCTTGTAATCTATTAAGAACTGGACGCAGTCCTGGTGCAGCACCTTCAATTGTTGGTCTAAAATTTTTTTCAAGTAATTGAGCAGCACCTTTTCTAGCGGCTTCAGCTTCTGGTCCAGCGGGACCTTTTATTAAACGACCAAACGCACGAGATATTAATCGTCCAAATCCTTCACCTGCAATACCTAAAACACCTTCATAAGCAGCATCTCTCAATACGTCAGATGGAGATTGTCTTTGATAACCTTGAGCATACTCAAAAGCTTCTTCTGCAACTTTAGAAAGTGCCATGGTGCCACCAACGACAGCAGCAGCGGGTAAAAAAGCTGATCCAGACATTACAAGTCCTGCAACAAGTCCAGTTCCTAGTGGCACACCCGCTTGTCCAAGAAAGTCTGCAAAGTCACCTGTTGAAAAACCCTCTTCATCAATAGCTATGTCACGGCCTTCACCAAGACCTAATATATCTCTTCCTTTTTGATTTATAATAACACGGCCACCAGGGTCGAATGTATAAGCATCCTCACCAATTTTGTCATTAAGATAAGCTATCTTTTCATCTTTTGTCTCTCGTGCACCTAGTCCAGTTCTTAGTCCAAAATCATCAACACCTGTTTCATAATCAACACCAGGTAATTTTAAATCTGTTAATTCACCAGGCTTTGCTTTCTGCATGGTTGATGGATCTATACCTGCTATTCTAAGTTTTCTTGCAAAATCTTGTATTTCTTCTTTAGATGCGGTTGCTAGATCTATATTTGGTGTAGCGGGTTGTGCTTCAAATAATTCTGGTCTTGCAGTTTGCATTTGTTCTATAACTGATTGAACTTCATCTGCTCCAAGTCCTTCAGTGTCTATGGTTACGCCACTTGGTAATTCAATCAAAGCCATATTAACCTAATAAAAGTTTGTTTAGTTTATCTTTATCAAACTTACCGCCTTGAAAAAACTCACTAAGTTTAATCGTCTTTTGTCCTTGTCCTTGAGCACTTGCTCTTGCACCTGGACCAGCAATGCCTAAGTTCGCTATTTCTGCAAATTTAACAGGTGCTCCACTTTGAAAAGTTTGTCCTTGTGTTGCCACTAAAATATTTTCGATTTGTGCTAGAGATTTTTGTTGAGTTCTCTCCATAGTTTTATGAACACCTTGTAGTCTACTCAATAAAACATCATCATCTCTAAATACATAACCGCCTAACAATCCACCGCTACCCGTTGTAAAAAGTCCAACAATTTCTTGTGCCAATTGTCTATCAACGTTTGAAATATTCTTTGATCCTTCACCAAGTAAATCTTTAATTAATTGATTAGCAACTTTTCTCATATCAGCGTTGTATCGTTCAAGACTTTCATACTTAGTGCCCATATCAATACCAACAGCATTTGCTGCTTTATTAACGATATTTTGAGCAGCGGGTGCTAAACCAGTTACATTGCCATCAGCAACTTGAAATATTTGTCCTTGTATAAGTGTCTGTAAATTTCTTGATTTAGTGAAAGTATCTGTTGCTTCAGTAACTTGTTTACCTAAAGAAATAAAATCTTTATTTGTTATTATTTTATCTTTCTGTGCTTTGGCAAGAGCTTTTTGAATTGCAGCGGCATTATCCATAGCTGCCTTTGTTAATGTTTCTGTTGTAAGACCAGGTGGTATGCCATTTTTTCTAATAAATCCCTCACTTAGATCGACAACGCTACCTTTTTCATAATTTTTACCATCAATAGTTACATCTTTATCTGCTATAAAATATTTGAGTTTTCTATCTTTAGAACGCTCTTGTAGGCCATATCTTAATGCAGCTAGATCAACCTGCCTGTTAAAAGCATCTCTTTCTTTCTTATCTTTTAAAAACATATCTGCACCTTTGTTAAGGCCATCAGCGATGTTGGTTATGGCATCTGGATCTTTACCCGCAGCAATAGAAAAGAATACTTTTGCTAAAGCTAAATTTTTATCCATGCCCTCATACTCTGGTGCATTCTGTTTAAACTCACTCATAAGTTGTTTGAGCTCTGATTGTTGCTCTTCTTGTGAACCAGTAGTAATTAATTTTTCTACCTCTTCTTTTGTTGTTGGCTTGGGCACGACTTTATCGTCTATTGTTGTGTCGTCTTTTTTTGTTATGTCGTCTTTTTTTGTTAAATCTACTTTGTCTGCTTGATCAATTCCTTGAGCTACACCACCTTCAAAATCTGGTTTTCTTTCAAGATCTCTTAATATTTTATCTTTATAAAAAGGTTCTTTCCCTTTTTTTAATTCAATGTCTGTATCTTTTTCAATAATGCTTTCTGGTCTTAAAGCAATCTCTCTTGCTGATCTCATGATTTGATCATCATAATTTTTTGGTGGAGTTGTGCCAAATCCTAATTGCTTCATCTGATTGAAAGTTGGCTTTTGACTTGCTAATTGACCTGCTAAACCTGTAGAGCCTGGTTTTCCTGTAAATAAACTTTCGATACCACCACCAACTATACCACTACCAGTGGTTACAATATCTCTTAATACTCCTGCACCTTTTTCCAAGCCACTCACAAAGCTACCCGCAGGAGATTCGCCAAGTTTACTTGAAAGCATTCCCTCTATAGGTAATGCTTGCTTTCCACCTAGCCTAGTAAGTTCACTTTTTAATGCCATTTGTTCAAGCGGTCCTAAAGACCCAAAGCCTCCTTGACTGGCTCTTAAAGCTAATCCTCTGTTAGCAAATCCTCTTCCTTGTTGTGATGGCTGAAAATAAAGTTGAGGGTTTCTTGTAGCTCCTCCAGTTTGAAAACTAGCAATACCACCCATAGTATTTAATCTATTACGAGCGTTTCGATTAAACATTTTTCGGTTCATTACACTCATTTACCGAATAACCCACCTAGTATACTGCCAAGACCACCTGTTCCACCACCACCAAAGGCACCAAATAAACTTGCAAGTCCACCCGCAAGTCCACCTATTTGTGACAGACGACTAGGATCTGGTGTGGTTGTTGTGGTTAGTGCAGTCTGTGTTGATGGCACACCTCTAAATATGTCTGACATAAATGATAGTCTTTGATATGGCTCAAACTGTTGTTGGAGAGATGTGTTACGTAATGCGTCTAGTTCTGCTTGTTGTTGTGTTTGTTCTTGACCACCTAATCCAGATAGAAGTTGTATATCTCGTAGATTTGCTGCTTGAGCGGCTTCGCCTAGTCCTGCAGTTGCAATGCCTGCTTTTGTAAATAACTCAGATGCCTTTTGTGCTCTGTCTTGTGCTGATTCAAAAGCCTGTGCTCTTAGTCCCGCTGATTGTCTAGCAAAGGTATCTGCTAAATTTCTTTGTAATTCTTGTTCGGCCACTGCTTGTCTTGACCCACCAAATGCACCTTGTTGCACTGCACTACTACCAATTTGTTGACGAGCAATGTCCCCCTGTCTTTGTATGTCTGCTAAATTTTGATCAATAACATTTTGTATAAATGGATTCATGAAAGCTTGTGTTGAATCTGGCATTGCAGCCGATACACCCATACCAAGTATGTCTGATCCTGCCTGTAACATTGGTTGAAAAGAACCTATACCTGCTGCACCTCGTTCAATAGCTAGCTTCTGTAAAGGAGTTAATCCTGCTACTTGTATATCTGGAAAATCTACAGGTTGTGTTGCTACAGTCCGTGTATCTTCTAATAAATCATCAATAAATTTCTGTTGATTTTCGGGTAATATAGTTTTTTGTTCAACTGTTTGTACTGCCATTATGCCATACTCTCAAATTTATCCATTAAATCATACATAGCTTTTATACCTTTGTCCATGTCTCCGTTACCCGCACCCTTTACAGCCTTTTTTGTCATGACAAATTCTTCATCTGACAACGCTGCTTTTTGCACGGGCACACCATCTTGATAGATCATGCCTGGTATACTGTCCGAGGTCCCAGTGCCTGGACCCTCTATTAATCCACCAAACTTTGGCGGTCCACCCATAACAAGACCCATAATACCACCTGTATCAGAAGGCGGTTGTTTCTTTGCCATAATGGCTTGTTCAAGCTCTTCTATAGAACCATATGATGTATCCGTGTTGGGATCCATAAAATTTAAATTCATTAAACTACTTATTCCAGATTCCATCATTGTTTCATACTATCAAAAATTATATCTCTCGTCTATGTAACAATTTTTATTGTCCCACTATCATTAAATAATGCTCCAGTTTCTAAGCCACTAGAACTCGTTGGTAAATCAGTTAATGTAATTTTAGTTGCTCGTAATTCACCAGGGTTTCTTTCTTGTGAAATAAATATTTCTAAAGAACGCACCAGATCCTCTACATATTGTCTAGTTATAACTTCGGGTGGTTCTGGTAACCTTGGTGGTGGTACGCCAACTAATGCCATTATCTTCTTCCATCTTCTCTAATATCAACTCTGGGTGTTCCCATCTTAAATTTACACCCTAATGCACTAGAATCAAGTCTTATTGCAAAAGATCTACCTCTAATTCTATAATCTAGTTTTTCTGTAAACTGTTCAACAGGACTTGTTGCGGTTCTTGATGTTGTACCCGTACCTGTTTGATTGAAGTCAGAACCAGGAAAATCTCTTGCTTTGACTGTAAATGTTGCGTTTGGAGAACTGCCTGTTACAGATCCAGTAAAGGTTAAATCTGGTATGACTCTTTTAAGTGATACAAACTTATCTCCATCTCCTATGTCAATTGGAGCAGTTTCTATAAATGCAGTCATGGCAGAAGTGTCATCATCAAACCCAGATTCATGGTTAAATAAATGTGGTGTGCTTGCAGCAATCGGAAAGTTTCTTATGCCACGATCTAACCAAGCTGTTCTTGATAAAGTTCCAAAGTACCACACCTTTTCTACATAGTTCCAGATAACATACTTATCATTTTCTGATGCACCCGCTGACGGATAAAACCACCATACCTCACCAAACTCAGAATTAATACCCGCAACAACTTTATCTTTTTCTTCTAGGTTAAAGTTTGTAAACACTTCATCTTTGACTGTGCAAGGCAATTGTGCAGTTTGTCCAGCGTGTACATAAAAGTTATCAATACCCATCCAATATACCACATCTTCTGTAGCAATGGCTGCACTTGGTGACATGATGGTTATATTAGATGCAATTTGTGTAATACCAAAAGTAAATGGCGGACCTATAAATCTCATGGAATGTAAAGACTTATCAGTATAAACAAGTATCTCTCTTTTTGTTTCAACGGCCTGTACAAATGTTGAACCCGCACCAAGTCTTAAATCACCTGCAGTATTTGTTGCGGTTGGAAACCAGTCTACTGGATTTTCTTGACTACTAAATCTTATGAGTAACGGATCTTGTACACCATTTCCTTGTGCAGCACTACTACTGGAGTTTACTGCATCACAACCAAAAGCTATAACATGACGATCAACATCAGATACTAAAACTTGTTTTGCTATGGTAGGTACACTTTTTTCTCCACTAAAAGTAGAGGTTGCACTTAGTTCTATAGCTCTAGCACTTGTGCCTAATGTTTTATCCCAATAAAACAAACTACTATCTCTTGCATTTATAATTAAATCTTCACCAAAATTGTCATGTGACCAAGTTCTAATTTGTGCACCAGGCACTGTAACACTCGCTGCATCACCCCAACCTACAAAGTCATCATCAGATGAGGCATTACCTTCTATTAAAAATACAGTTGCTCCATCAGCATGAGTAGCTGCCGTAGTTCCGTTTTGTGCTCTTGTTACTGTTAGATCATTTGTTGCTACGTTTGTTACTTTTAAAATTTCTTCATCTATTAATATAAAATCGTTGTTTGCTATACCTGTGCCACTTGTTACTGTAAGTGTTGTATCTGAATCACTAAATGTGCCACCCTCATTAATTGTTGTTGATAAAGCACCACTTGTTGTACCACTCCATTGACCTGCACCCCAACCTGTACCACCAACTGTGTTGTCTAGTCCTGTGTTTATTTGATATGTTCCTACTGTACTTCCACCACCATTACCAGAATCTGATGAATTAGCTGCAATGGCAGAAGTTATTGTGTAAGTATTAGAATTTACAAAAGTTTGTATTTGATATTCTATATTTAAAACATCGGCTGTAATATTACCACCTAGACTAGCTGCACCAGAAAAAGTTACAAAATCACCTGCTATAGCTCCATGTGCTTGATCAGTTACAGTTATTGTTGTTGACCCATTTGTTGCGGCAAATGTAACATCACCAGCACTCGTAGTGCTTCTAATAGGTGTGATGTCGTTAAAAGTTTGACCCTCCTCAATGTAATATTTTAAATGTGACCCAACACCTATTTTTTCTGGAAAACCAAAACGAAAACGTATCTTGTCACCATCAACATACCCACCTTCGTTAGCATAAGATGTTACGTCTTTAACGATACCTGGTTTAAATTTTAAAGTTTTCATTGGCATTAGCTAAAAGCCTTTGTTGATAGAGTTCCACTATAACTTTGTGTCGAAGTATCTATACTGCCTGTTCCATTGTTAACATCAACTAATACATAAGGCTTATTATTAGCGTCTGTTCCTGATATGGTTAATGTTATATTAAAAGAACCATCTGTAGAGTCTCGATTTGAAACTGCCGTATTACTTCCTCCACCTGAATGACCCACAGTCACACCATCGAAAGGATCAGCACCACTTAAAGTATAAGTTGCTGCATTATCACCTGTGCTTGCTTGTGTCATAAGGTTAGTAAAAGTAAACTTTCTTCCCGTATTTCGCACTGTTAATCCGCCTGCACTTCCTGCTGAAATAGTCCATGTTCTGTTACCCGCTATAATACTACCTTGTGGAGTAAGATCTGTCCTTCCAACCAAACCACCTCTAGTGCTCCATTTTAAACTTTCTTTGTTACCAGCAGAACTTCCTGGAATCACACTTTCATAAATTGTACCACCTGACCAACTACCTGCCACAACACTATAAGTGCCTCCAACACCACTTGTTCTGTTTCCATTAGCCGTTAAATTTTGTCCATTATTACCAAATATTTCATCAATATGAGTTTGTGATATTCCATTACCAGTTCCTAACCAAACATCAAGAGATAAACCCTGTCCAGCTGTTAACAATGTTCCATCACCCATCACTAAAGTAGTTCCACTTGGAACCTGTGGATACCGACCTCCGTTTCTAGCATCACTGTCCCCTGTGCTAGATGGGACATTTACCCAAGTAAAACTAACTGTTTGACTACTTGTATCAAAAGTATGATTTGTACCTACCACTAAACTGGAACTGTTTGTATTATCAAAAACAGTTGTGCCAGTATGACTAGTTGTATCAACAGTTTTAGTTGATGTTTTTAAAGTAGACTGTATATTACCAGAACCCTTTAATTCCATTGCAGTGCTTGAATTATTGGTCAAAGGAGAACCAGTTGAATTAAGTAAAGTTCTACTATCTGTATCTAATATAATTTTTTGATGAGCAGAGTCGGCACTCATCGTTAAATTACCACTTATGTTTTCTCCCAATTTAAAATATTGAACTGGGAGTTTAGATTTAGAAGTTCCTGCTATGTCATTTAAAACACCAGAATTACTATCTACTAAAGATTGAGTTATTTCTGTAAAAGCAACATTTGATACTAAAGGTATTGCCACTTGTCACCTAAAATTTAATTGACTCTATAAAAGTAAATACAGAACCATTTTGATTAATTGCTATTGCAAAAGAAGCCGAGCTACCAAGACTTACACCTTGTGAATTAGACGGATAACTTATTGTAAGTGTATTAGAAGAACTTGTTTTATCTACGATTATATATTGTCCTATTGCTAAACTACCTATGGCTAAAGTCAAAGCAACATTATTACTAGAGGTGTCTACCTTTTGATAAATTGACTGTGCGGCAGAGGGTGTAAGTGTTGCTGAAGAAGCAGTTATGGCACTTGGAACTGTGACAAGGTTTGCATTTACATAGGTGCTTAAATCAGTAACAGCGGCCTGAACCATTGTTCCATCATCATTCAACACAACTCTGTCTGCATCTGCAATGGTTGTTGATGTAGCTGATGTGCCTCCATCAACTATATTTAATTCTGTTGCAGTAGATGTAACTTTTGTTCCACCAAAAGCTAGACCATCAAGCAAGTCTGTAACTTTAGCACTAGAGCCTGCTCCATCTGCAAAAATTAGTCCCTTTGATCCAGTTGGAATAGATACGTTACCACCAGATCCTTGTGTAAAAGTTGCAGTTTGACCAGAGTTATTATGTACAAAATACATTTTGTCTTGATCGTTTGGTGATATTGTAATCGTATTTGTGCCAGATGGCGATCCACCTAAAACTAATACTTTATTACCACCCTCTGACAATGCACCATCAGTTGTGGTTAGTGTATGTGATGTACCAGATAGTGTGATAGCTCCCACACCATTTATTGCTCTGTCAAAAATATCAAAGTTTAAATTGGTCGTTGTGCCCCAAGTTCCAGCTTGTTCACCAGAACCTATTTTTTCTACTCCTAAATTTACTGTATAAGAACTTGGCATATATCCCTCATGCGTTTATTTCTGTGTATGTTTCTGTACCACTTGGCGTTATCTCCGT